TGATCAAGGCCCATACAGGGTCTTCCAGTTCAAATCCAGGGAATTTGACGCCTACTTCGAGTATACGGTCCATGAGGATGACTTCGGTGGGGGGAAGCCATCATATGAGGACATCCTCGACGTGGTCCGTGAATTCTATGAGGAGGAGGTCCTACCCCGTATATCACCCCAATATGGGGATGGAGAGGGGGAGTGATGCATGGCCACATTGACCAGCGTTAAAAGCGGGGATTGGTCGGATCCCACCGTATGGAGTACCGAGACCGTACCAGCGAACGGTGACATAGTAACAGTGGCATCTGGACATGAAGTGGTATTCGACGTTGACCAGTCCGGGTTTACGAGTGGCCTGGCCGGGTTGACAGTTAATGGAACCTTAAAGTGGAGAACCGACACTGTAACATACTTGAAGATGGCCACAGATGTGAACATTGGCGGCGCAGGGACCCTGCAGATTGGTTCATCCACCGATCGGATCCAGAGGCCCCCGCAGGGTTCACAGACTCGTGCAACCATTAAATTACAGGGGGCTAACAGTAGGATCACCACTCCTAACATTTATGCTTATGGCTGGGAAGAACGACCAACTAGGACCACACTCGCATCAGATGCAAGTGCAGGCGCCACACAACTGGTCCTCTCCGATGATATGGGTCTGCAGCCCGGGGACCAGATACTGGTGGGCGCCGGATCCGTAAACGGTTATCTGACCGAGACAAACAAGGGGGTCTACACAGTATCCTCATATGACCCAGGGACTAGGACTGTGACTCTCTCCTCTAGTATTGGACACTCCCGGGTGAATGGGGACTATGTCGCACCCTTTAACCGCACAATCACCTTTGAAACTGTAAGGAACCCTTCATTTGAGTCATATGCTTCTGGTTATTATCGGTTTGAAGGTGCGTGGGTCTTGTACAGCATAGGAGGGGTATCAACACTGAATATCCCTTTGGATGATGGTATCCTTGCAGATAAATGCACCATGATAGCAGGGTCAGGAATATACGGAGGCCTGTACGGGCCACAAAGTATACAAAACTCTACGTTTTATGATTCTTCTGTGTATTGGTCACAGAATGTAATATTTAAGGATAATGTCTTTATACATAGAGAATCAGATATTTTTGGGTTTGTATTATATACTGCAGGGTCATTGTTTGATGGGTGCTGGTTCCAGAATGCAAGAGCTGTAGCTTACAAGGGCACTGATTTAGGACATGGCTTTAGTCAGCACAAGGGCTGTAAGGCCCGCAACCTTCAAACTGGGGCTTATGGATATTTCCCACATCGAATGACCTGTTACGACATGGATTTCGGATCATTCACTCCAGTAAGTAAGTTATATTATCATAATCGGCTCTATAATTGCATCGCATCAACAGTAACAATCGATTATAATGGGACTACACGGGAGGGGGCCTTGGAGTCCTTTAACCACAACCAGGTCGATGGAGCATATAGGGCCTGGTACATGGGGGGTACCGTCCAATCGCAATCCAGTGTCGTCCCCCCCGGGGGGTCCAAGGCGTACCAGTACACCCTATTAGATTCCAAGGGCCTTGTACGCCGCACCATGAACCTGGGATGGCTGGAGCCCGGTTCCTCGGTTTCTGTGGATGTGTGGATGATGAAGGATCGTACCATGACCTACGCCCCGAGGGTGTACCTCTTCGACTCTAACAGGGACCCATATCCTACTTTCGGGGATGATGGGAAGCTTGTGGAGGCGCAGCTCCCAGCAGAATCCGTAAATGAATGGAAGAAGCTCCACATTGAATACAAGAACACCGGGAATCGCCCTATCCCTGTTTCTCTCCGCTGCGAAGCCCGGAACAGTTCCGGCTTCATCTATGAATATGTGGAAGGAATTGATATAATCAAGATGAAGGAGGACTTGGAGGACTACCAGTCCAGGCTCCAGGCCGCAGAGTCCGAGATCGAGGACTTAACCCTTGATTTGGCGGATTGCAGGAGCATGCTGCGGGGCAAGAAGGGCGTGGCCTCCGTCGAGTTCATCGTGAGGAGGGAATAGACGATGCTATTATACACTAAGACCTTCGGGCAGGTGCTGGATATCCGAGCATATGAGGATGAAGCCAAAACCCAGCCCATCAACCTAACAGAGTATAAAGTCTACGTAGCCTCCAGCCTCGGGGGGATAAGCATGACCCACCCCGTCACGGTGGACCCTGAGGACTCCACCAGGGGGTACATGAGGATCCCTGAGGGCCTCCTCGAATCCCCCGGAACCCTGCACCTCCAGCTGGTCCTCGAGGCGGAGGGTACCCGGATGATGGGGGATATCGTGGAGATACCCGTGGAGCGCCATGTGAAGGTGGAAGGCGAGGGGCAGATGTAGTGATGGTGATATGATGGTTATGGAGAGGTTTATGAATGCGGTGGCCTCTGCATTGTCCCGTTTCGGTAGGGGGGGCTCCAGTAGGGTGTCCGATGATTGGCCCCACACCGCCTTCGGTTGGGGTGGGGGCCTCCGCTTCCAGTCCCTACAGGACTTCCTCAACTACTATAAGAAGGATGCGTTCACGATAGCCTACGGTCAAATGGACCCCCTCACATGTTACACCCTCGCCTATAGCAACCCCTGGATCACGGCGGTGGTGAATGCGATCACCCGCCCGATAGCTTCATCGAAGCCCTCTGCAGCACCATCCTCTGAGGGTGTTGATGTGGACCTTGTGGAGGAGGATTACATTGAGGGCCTCATCTCCAGGCCCAATGAGGGCATGGATTTTGGCTCCTTTATGGGGGCTGTTATGCGTGATCTCCTCATAACCGGGAATGCATTCATCGAGGTGGCCTATAACAATTTCGGGGTGCCTGGGAACCTTTATCACCACCCACCATACGTGATAAAGGTTGATGATGACGGCTACGTGCACAGGAACGGGTACCGGTTCAAGGAGGGCGAATTGGTCCACATACGACTACCCAACCCCTTCGACCCATATTGGGGGCTGAGTCCGCTCGTCTCCCTCGTAGCCTCCCTCATGCTCGACATGAACATCCTCATGAACAACCTCAAATACTTCAGTAACAGCCAGTTGAAGGGGATACTGAGTATCGACAAGTCCATAGATTATATGTCCGCTGAGAAGGAGGTTGAGAGGATCCAGCAGACCATCAAGAACATGAGGGAGACGGGTGATGAGGGCCACCTCGTGGCCTTCGGGGTCACATTCCAGAGCCTCGCATCCACCAATAAGGACATGATGACCCCTGAGGTGGAGAAAAGTATAAGGGATAAGATCCTCGCTGTCTACGGGGTCCCACCATCCAAGGTATGCCTCACTGAGACCAGCACGATGAGCGCTGGGGGTGGTGAGGCCCACGCTGAGACCATGAACGAGACCCTCACCTACTGGGCGAGCGCCGGCTTCATAGACCCCATAAACTCCACCATCACCAGGTGGGCGGGCCTCAAAACCGTTAAACTGAGCCTCCGGGGCCTAACCCATAAGGATGAGCTGGCGATGGCCCGTGTGCATAGGGAGTGGATAAGGTCATCCTTCGCAACCATCAACGAGGTCAGAGACGCTGAGGGACTACCACCCATAGACAGCCCCGTGGCCAATGAACCCCTACTACCCCTCAACGTGGCCCCTATGAGCCTATTCGAGGGGGGGCACCCCAAGTATGGCGATGACGCCCCCGGGGGCCCGGATGATGCAGAGACAGACCGGGAGAGCAATGCATATGATGAAGATGATGGTCATGTTGATGAGTTCATGAGGATCCTGATGAGGGAGGGTTTGATACGGTGACCGGGTACGTTGAGGTGAGGGAGGACCTCCTCAAGGGTCTCCTGAGGAATTACCTTAAAGGGCGGCACATCCATGAGAAGACTGAGGCCGTCCCGCCTAAGCCTAGGCCACTCCCAAGGCCCTTGAACGGGTACGCCGAGGACTACCTCGAGGAGTTGGAGGATATGCTTGACTCCGCCGTGAACACTGGGGAGTCCATGGTCCGGGCGGGGATGGGCTACGCTGCCAACCCTGAGGCATCAGTGGAATTGGCTTCATCCGCTGAGAGGAGGGCCCTCCAGGCGTTCCTGGTCGTGGCCCCAATCATCACGAGCGCATATATTAATGGGCGGCAGGCGGCCCTCAACGTTGTCGGAGAGGTTGAGTATAGTCGCCCCGTGGAGAATGCGGCGATATCATTCATTCGTCAGTACAACTTTGACCTGATCAGCGGGCTGAGCAGTGATGTCAGGGAGGCTATCCGTGGGGCCCTGTGGAGGGGGGTTGCATCTGGGGCGAGCCATGATGGGGTCGCTGCATCCCTGCGGAGGATACCCGTCGACCCCCTACCAGTCTTTAATCGATCCACGGGTGAGCTTATTAGGATAATGTCCCCTGAGGAGAGGGCTAACATGATTGCGAGGACTGAGTTGATGCGGGCCTATAATCAGGGGATGGTCACGACCTTCCAGCAGTATGGGGTGCAGCTCTTTAACGTGGTGACGGCTGGTGATCCGTGCGAGGATTGTGCGGATCTCCCTGAGGGTAACCCTTACCCCCTTGAGAATCTGCCACCCATACCGATGCACCCGTACTGCCGGTGCACGTTTGAGCCGGCTGAGGAGCCTGGGGAGTTCCGTGATGTTGATGAGTTTTATAACATGGTCTCCGGGGAGTTTTACCCGGTTGAACCCTATGGAGGTGTTTAGTTGGATGACAAGGTGATGGAGGCCCCTGCACATGTAGGGGATATAAGTTTCTCTGTCCCCATCGTCGAGTCTTATGAGGATGGCGGCAGCATATACCTGGTTGGTTTGGCCTCTATAAGTGATGAGGAGAGCCTTAACGGTAATATGCTCACGGATAAGGCGATAGAGCGTCTGAGGGAGACGTGTAAGGGGCTGCCGGGGTTTATTAATCATGACCCGGACCTCGTCTTCGGTAAGATCGTGGATGTTGTAGAGTCATCTCCTAACGAGTTCCGTCCAGTATTCGAGGTCCTACCCCCACATAGTAACCCGGAGGTTGCAGCTGCAAGGGAGAAGGTCCTCTACTGGCTCGAGAATGGTGTCCCTATCGGCCTCAGTATAGGGGGGCACCTTTCTGAGTGGAGACTCGTTGAGAATGAGGATGGCGGCTACACTGCCGTGGTGGATGATCTGACCCTACTTGAGGTGTCAGTGACGCCGATCCCAGCCCTCAGGAGCACCCAGGGAACAGTTGATAGGCTCAATATGAGCATATCCGCTGAGATAGCGGAGTCCCT